AATTGTACTAGGATTCAAAAAACTATCTAGTCCTCCCATCCCACCTCCTCCACCACCTTGACCTGGAACCCAGTTGTAGATGTCTTCTCCATTGTCTGCGAGATTTTGTCCCAACGTTTCTTTAAGATTGACTTTATATCCTGCATTACGCATTGCAGTGATGGTTGAGCCTGCCCATTGATTCATTGGAATCTTTGCGGCAATACTAGCTTGAACTGAATAAGGTGCACCAAGTGCTTGTGAATAACCTGTAGAAAGTCCGCCATATGCTTTCCATGTTCCCGTAGTAATTTGAAAATAACCTTGTGCCTGTCCAGAAGAAGTTCCTTCATGAGTATTTGCAATGTCTTGTCCGCCACCACTTTCAACGTTGAATAGAGTTTGAAGCATACCAGTTCCAGCACCAGAACTAGCAGGTGTATTAACAACACCGGCACTACCAGAAGTATCACCAGAAGCAGCACCAGGATGAAAAGCCTTGCCACTTGGAGTCCAGCCACCGTCCTTCATGGCTTGTAGGAATGCAGGAGGAGTTGCGCCAGGGGCACCAGGATGTGACACCTGTGAGATATCACCACCACCCCAATCCATAGTGCTATAAGTATCTATATGAATATGTGGACCAACAGCCCCGCCACCCTCACTGCCTATTCCGACAAATCCAGCTTTGGCAGCACATTTAGCAAATTTAAGCCGTTCAGGAGAATCAAGTGGTAATGGAAATGGACCCACGTCGAAAGCTTGACCAGATCTATGTCTATCTAAAGCCATCTGATTCGGTTGTCCTAATGGTCCAGAAACCGCTGCGCCACCTGCAACGTTTGATTGATGATTTCGCCACGATCCGTGTATATCAAGCTTTTTGCCGTAACACTTGCTTGCATTATTTAAGGCAATCAAACTGGCTATATGGATTCTTGCGGTAGGATCATTTGGTAACTTCAAATCATCTGCACTATACATGCCATACTTGGTCGCATCCCCTCTATTAGCATTAGTTATATATCCAGAAGCAGCCATTGGATCGGCCATGGCTGTAGGTGTATTGGGATTGTCTGCTAGACCAGTTGGACCCATACCTGATTCTTGAGAAACACTTACAACATTGTTTTGGTGTCCTCCGTCATTGGCTTTCTGATCTGTTGCGGAAGCAGCACCAGAATTACCAACACCTTGAGGCAACCCAGAACTAGAATCATTTGGTCGAGTTATACGTGGAATCGAACCAAGAACTATAGGATATTGTCCTCTACGACCATCAGCAAAGAAACCGAGTACCCATGAGTCACGCTGTAAACCATTGGGCGACCAACCGTGTCCTGACGTAGAAGCTGAGGTGCATGGTTGAATTGTCGTAGCCCAAGGCAAATCTTCAGTGGGAATGGCTGTCTTATCGGCAGTATGGAAGCCAAAAACTCTGACACGAACTCTACCAAGTGCTAACGGATCGGAGTTATCTTCAACCACTCCAAAAAACGGCACCATAGAAGCAGGACCAAGCCCCATAAAATCTGGTTCGTATGTCGTCATACCTTCTCCTTATCCTTATATCTTTAGAAAACCTAATGGATTGCTCAATGTTGTTACAGCGTTCGTGCCAAGTTTAGGTTTCTTTGCCACAACCATATCAGGGTCTCGTGGTTCATAAGCATTCTTCATTAGTTGTATTTGGCAATGGTAACCATGTTCAGCATCGTAGATATGACGAACCGCTAGTACCAACCACCTACCTGAATAGAAATGATGTAAATCTTTGAGAACATCGTCAGTCGCTCCAAACTCTGGCATATTGATCTGAACAGTATCTCCCACTCTTCGATCAGAATCACCAGGAACCGAGATATTTATGACAAGATTATCCATCAAAGCAATCGAACCCACTCGTAAAGGAAAGAAGTTTGGTTTCTGATCAGCGGTTTGTGCCTCGTCTCCGGTTTCACCATAATCAGTATACATATAACGATAATGTCCATCCCCTGACATATTAGCCAAATCACTGTCTTTTGTTACAAAATTGCCAACATTATGTCCTCGTCGATCAGGAGTTCCTAAGGTTCTTTGTGCAACATTGAGATGGTTTATTGGATATACGAATGTCTTCTGCTCAAAATAACTAACTACTGGATTGATAAACATGACTATATTAGCAAAACCACCTGTTCTTATCAGTTTTTCGATATCAAAGGCAGACTCTATACTAACATTATCTATACGCATGAATTCTATAGGTTTTGTGCTACGATCTGACGGTGAATACGCTTTCGATGATAGTATAACATCCTTTTCAGTGAAGTAATAAACATCGATTGGTGTTATCTTTATCATCTCGTCCATGGTCTTGAAGTAGTATTTATTGGACAAATCGCTATAGAATATATAATCTGAGGCGGGAAATGTGGTATTCTTAGCTTCTCGACAAAGGAAATGAATCGCTTGGGTCGGACTCATGTTAGGTATTATGATACTACGTAGACCTTCACTCGCCGTAGTCTGGATTTTGGTATTAGCATCTACTTGTAGGTTTGTGGTGTATATTTTTTCGACCATATCAGACACCAGCATTTTAGGATAAGACCACCTAATAGTGTGGTTCATATCATTGAACATTTCACGAGATACTGCCCGTAGTAGATACAGAGCATGTCGCACTCTGGTTTCTACTATAATCCTTCGCAACAATACCACACGTAGTTTTATATCTATCAGACGATCATAGCCTTGCACAGGTGTTTGAAAGGAGATATATAATGTCTCGTTACCAGTAATCGGATATGTTGTAATCAATGACTGTGCATCTTTAATCAAGAACTCGGCTGTAATGAATGGATGTGACAGACTCTCGAAGATATTGAACGTTACTACAATCCTTCTCAAATCAACTACTTCGGCAACGTCACCTGAATGCAATTCTAGCTTCGTGATATTGATTGCTCCTGGTGCCGCATAGTTTCTCGGACCAGTTGATTGAGAGTTTTGCGAACCTGGAGGTGTACCTGGATTAGTAGTTGGAGTATTAGCCATTAAAGATGCTGGCTCTTTCTCGTTCTAACTGAGGTATATATGACGGGTCGAGTATCTTGATGATATGGTTCTGTTGGTTCATCTTGGTCTCGTAATCATAGACATAGACTGTGCGAGTTTCGTCGAATGGTAATGACAAGTAGGTTGCTTGGTCTACCCACAAGACCCGTTCAGCGATATTGGTGCCATCGACAAGCTGTGACTGAGGTGTCGTGATCCATTCGTAGTGATGGATTAGTTGGGTCGAGTTCTGATAACTACCATACTGCTTTTCCAGGTAAAGGCGAAACTGATTATACGTCAACGGCCACTGGAAGTAGGGATCAAGGATTTGGTTGAACATCAGGACTAGCCAATCGTAGAACGGCGAGTTATAGTACCAATTCGACACAGTATCAGGTCGTTCACCATCTTGCACATAATGGCTGTCGTATAGTCGTGCATTCATTATCACAGTATCGATGGGCTTGAAGCGACGGATGATATTGGTTACTGAGACGAGGTTTCTGCCGTCTTTGTTCATATCATACGAGACTTGTGGGAAGTAATCGAAGTATGCCATCTTAGACTTTCAACATTGATATGGCACTTATGACGGTTGGATCATAAGGGTTCATTGGAGTGTGATGGTGGGCATGATGACTATTGTGCTGATTAGTTACTACAGATGTTTTATTGCCACCACTAACACTCATAATATTTGCTGATCCTGCCCCGTGTCTACCTGTATAGTTTTTCAGTGCCACGGCTGTTGGAGTTAGAACAGGTTTTTGCATATCGGCAAGACGAACTTTACTGTCGGCAACAAGTTGTGCTGGGGTAGGTACCACAATATTCCTACTCAGTTCAGGTGTTCCACTATCCTCTCCTTTGGAACCAACCGCTGGAACAAGGAACGATGCCATAGTTATTGCTTCTTGTGGTGTTTGAGGGACATTATAGTTCATTAGAGTAGGGGCTACGATATGAACTGTTTTTGGGTCTATAATCGGTAAACTACCCGATGGTGGTTTAGCCGGTGCGAATGGTGTTAAAGGTAAATGTAGTAGCCAATCCGGTATACTGAGCCATGATGATGTTGATTCTGTAGAAGGTTTAATTGGTGCACCTGGCGTAACTGGTGTTGGTGTAGCTATCGGTGGCGAGTCTCCTGGCTGCTCTACTTGTAGATCACCAATTACAGTTTTAACTGTGTTAGTAATTGTACCAACAGGATCTTTCTTAAGGTCTGCAATAGCTTTATTGATAGCAGCTATCAATTGAGGATAGGTTATGTATTCATTTAACTTATCAGCTATGGCATAACCTATATTGGCTATTATACCTTTCGGATCTTTGATATCCTTGAATAGTTCATAAGCACCTAAGCCAAGAAAGGCATATGAAAAGATGCCACTAAGGGCTGATGAGAGTAATCCAAATAATCTAGCTCCCCATGTACCGATTATAACATTGACAATTGTACTAGGATTCAAAAAACTATCTAGTCCTCCCATCCCACCTCCTCCACCTGATAAAGCTGATCCTAACCACCCACTACTACCACCACCTCCGCTTCCTGCACCCATAAATGCTGCGAAACCAAGACCTCCTACGAGCGAACGTTGTCTCTTTGCGGCTTTGTCTTGCGCACTCTCTTCTTTAGTTATTCTGCCAGCTAATGCATCAAATTTCTCTCCAAGTGCATTTATAGCGGCTACTATATCCGTACTCGCAGAAGAAGGTGGAGGAGGCGGAAGTGGAGCAGCTACAGGTGCTACCACTACTGGTGCTGGCGCTACTATCGGTACTGGTGCCGCCGCTGGTGCTGGTGCTGCAACTGGAGCGGCTATCGGTGCTGCCACAGGAGTTGCTTTGAGTATAGCACTAAAATCGGTTGCTGCCTTACCTGCATCGACAAGGGCTGCATTTAGGTTGAATATACCGAGATTGACGTTCCTTAGATTTTCAGTGACATCATTTATAGGCCCAAGCATATCATCAATAGCGTTCTTGAACCCTTCTGCCCAGCTTGTAAACTTAGCCGAAAGGTCTTCTGCAATAGATTCTACTTTGGCTGCTTCTGCCGGTGGAGCAGGACCAGGATCAGGAAATCTGTCACCCAGCTTCGCTTTAAGAGCGGCAGCTTCGGCTTCAGATATTCTACCAGCATTAGCCATTTCTTTCTTGTCTTTCTTTCTGTTCCTTGATCTTGGCTATCAATAGGGTTATATATACTTCCCGTTCCCATGGTATCATACTCTCAATCTCCTCAAGACTATAGTTCCAGTCATTCTTCAAGGTGGCGTTCGTGAAGTAGTAGTTGGCAAGGTTATCATGACTAAGGATTAGGAAAAAAAATCGGTTATTGACTTCGCTTCATAGGTTCCTGGTTTCTGACACTTCGGGCACTTGTATTCCATCTTCATTGAATGATAGGGTAGATTGGTCAAAAAATGGAAGATCTTCTCTATTTGATTTTGGGTCAATAATCCTAGCCAGATTTCGAGTTCTTGTGAAGTAAACTCAGTGATATTATTTTCAGCATCAAAGACTGACTCGACACACATAGCCAGTAGTCTGTAGATTGAATCTATACCACCTTTCTTATTTCCTATCAATTCTGACATCATATGAGCACTCGGATGTTTCATGACCAATCCGACCGTATCAGTCATCATGATCTTGTTGGTGTAATCAGGTGGCTTGACAAGAACAACCTTATCCAAATCTACCATAATCTTGACTGCCGTATCACATCCACACTGAGGTTTGAATTGCACCTCTAGACGTTCTCCCACTGATTTCTTACGAAGGCAAATGAACATATGCTCTAGATCAATCGAAGACATATTCTCGACAGAAATACCTTGTGTAAGAATACAACTTTGCACAATTTGAGATATACTTTGCAAGATAGTCTGAGGATCATTCGACTCTATTGCCATCAAGAGGATCTTCTGCTCTTTGGCAAGAAAAGGACGATAGCGGATTTTCTTCTGAGATATTGGAAGCACAGTGTCATATTCTGGTACGATTATCTTTGGTAACATTCTTATCCTTGTGTTGGCTCATCTATAAAGTAACGATAAGCAAAGTTGACGTTAAGATGGTTGAACTGGTTCGGATCACTCCAAGCATAGTTCTCGGTCAATCCCATGGCTGTCGGATAACACTCTAATAACTGAAGTGTATGAGTAGTATCGCCAATATCATTCTGGACGTTAATGGTTAGAGTGCCGTTCGCATATGTGTCATAGTAACCGAGATTGAACATACTGGTTGTTATAGAACCAGTGCGATAGTTACCCACCATCTGATCTTGCCATTGCTCAAAGTATAGTTTCTCTCGTAGGTCTTCACTCAGCATAATCCGAACCTGACAATCATCTAAATCTGTGCCAACCGCTTTCTGATAGGGCAAACCGTAGATCATATGGTCGATGGTCAGAATAGAGCGACTAGGTAGATTGACCGCAGAGCAACGGAATGTCATATCTCGTTCAGCAGCAGAATCTCCATTGGAAGTTCGTGAAATATGACAGTAAAAATTCTGGAGTTTCGTAAAGCCTGATTGATTGGTTTGGGCAAGGAATTCGGCAATATCGAACATCAGACTTTCTTCCTCGATTCTCTCCAAATGTGCACTCCGCTTTTCTTCTCGAACTGGGCGAGTGGCAGCATAATCGTCATGGTCCACTGGTCATATGGTACCCGCAAGAAACGTGATCGTACATGCCCCCAGAGATAGCGTTTGATACAAGCCTTGAAGCCTTTATACCTAGCCGCTGATTGAGTTAGAATGTCGTAAGCAATATTCAGCTTTCGATTCTCTGGTACTTGGGCATTATTCGCTAATAACCGCAGTTGTTCCATCAACATAGCTCGGCTGTAGTAGTCAAGGTAGTGCATATTGAGCCCTAACATACCCCCTGAATCAATACTCAGAGGGAACACACAAGGATAGCGATCAAAGTATGGTAGTTTCAGCTTCCATTTCGGGTCATAGAAGAAGAGATAAAGCCGTCCAACCGTAGGTCTAGCCACTAACTGTTCAGGCATTCCTCGCATGATGTTGCCACCTTTGAGGAGCGGATCACGTAGCTTCGGTGCTTCTTTTGCTAACCAACGCAACGCATTCCAATTCTGCTTTTGCATCTGACCACGTTGCTGGATCTGCTGCATATAGGTTGTAAGACTGACTGGTTGGATATTAGCTGGATTTGCCATCTATTCTTCCATTAGTAGTAGATCTTGCTCGGTAACAATGCGAAATACCCAGCCCTTTTGCTCACAGAACTGTTTAGCTGCTTTCCATTTTGCCTCATTCACAACAAACTCGGCACACTCAGCAATATAGCTCTTGGTCTGACGAGTACGAGGAGGCGGCGGTTTGGTCTTCTGTAATGGTTTTATCTCAAGCGCAAAGGTCTTTCCAGTCGAGGTTTGGATCAGGACATCGACATAATAGCGGTGCATACCTTCATCTAATGGTGAATAGTACGGTATCGAAAACTCCTCTGATCCCCACTTAATGATGTCAGATTTCTCATCGATATACTTAAAGAAACGCTCCTCTAGGCCACTCCGAAATATAATGTTCTTCGGATCACCCATATACTTCTCAGGATGCTTAGGTTGAAATAAGCCTTGGTGGTATTGATAGCCACGTCTAGATTTGCGCCGTCCGATAGCTGTATGTCTCCTCTTCATAGAACCTCATTTGATTCTCCTGATAAATACTATTTATCAAAGGGAAACGAGGAAAAAGAGAAGACATGGCAGATATCACACTAATCCCGACTCAGACCATTACAGGAAACGGTGTTACAGAAACCGTTACTAATGACAGTGGTGTGGCTCAAGGTCCGGCTAATCTAGGTACTGGTAAAGGTTTCGGTAAACTACAATATCCAGTAGACTATGACAGTTATTCTGGAGCTTGGTTGGTTTTTACTGAATATAGCTATAGTCGAGATAATCGTACCAGCCAACCAGTTAAGGTCGCAACAGGCACATCAATTTGTTTACCGTTACCACCAGCCTTAAATAGTTCTTATGGAGCAAAATGGACTGTTGCTGATATGGGAGCTTGGGGGCAAAAGGTACTGGCCGAACCACTGACTAAAATAGCGGGTTCATTGGCAGCGGGCAATCCTGGGGTCCATCCAAGCAAAGATGATCCAGTCGGTGGCGCAACAGCAGCCGCTCCAACTGGTTGGCTAGATCAATTCCTTGGTGGTGCCGATGATAAAATCAAAATCCAACTAGCCGGTATTTTAGGCGAGCATTGGAACTGGGGATCTGGTTTGGAAGCTCTGGCAACCGATACTCTCGCCGCAACACAAATGGCTCAAATAGGTCTACGTGGGGTTGGATTGGCTCGTAATCCTTTCGTAGCAACGTTCTTTCAGAATATGTTCTTGAAGAACTATCAATTCGCCTGGAAGTTATTTCCAAGGAACTTCAAAGAATCACAGGAAGTCTACAATATAATCTATGCCTTGAAATATGGAATGCACCCATCCTATAATGATGAGGCAACCAATAATCTATTCGTCTATCCTAATGTGTATGGTTTGAAGTTTGCAGGCGTCACCGGAGCCTATCTGTTCAATTTCGGAACGTGTGTTATCCAAGGTCTAGATATAGCTTACCACGCAGAAGGCACCCCACTCTATTTTGAGCACGAAGGGAAAAAGCTACCAGCGTCAATGACAATATCACTGACACTGGGAGAAGTTGAAATCAATACCAAAGAGACAATAGCGACAGGAAGGTAAAAAGAGAGCCGTTTTAAGCTCTCAGATCAAGCTTGCGATGTTCAATTGCAAGCTCACGTGCTGTCAGTGCCTTATCAATGCGATCAAGTTCCTTTTGAGAGCGAAGATATGGTTTTACTAAGGGTCTACGATGACGAGGACCAAGCCCTAACTTATCTTCATCCCGCTCGATTCGACGTTCCCGAAGAGAGAGCCAGTTGCCTTCATTCCTTCGATCAGGTCGGCTTTCGATACGTTCACCGATTTTCACCAGTATAATCAAAATGATAAGAAGGAAAATCCACATAACAAACCTCTTGTGTTATCGCCAAGAGGTTGAGCATTCTAGTCCAGCATTGCCGCCGTTTTCATGCTCGTGTTAGGGTTCCGTCCCTTGTAGAAACCTCTTGGCGGAACTATCCTTACTTATATATGGGGTCGAATAGGTCAAATGTCAAGGGGCTATTTCGGTTTTCTAGGAGCTTCGAACCGGGCTCTCATCAAATCCGAGACTGATTCATAGGGCAGGGGAGGTGGCGCTTTGATGTCCGACCGATTGGCTTCAAGCTGCATTAGGTGCTTGTAGCGAGGGCTTCTAGGGGCTCGACCAGATACCCCATGCTTGTGACTGCCTATGCCACCTCTCGCCTGTTGTCCCATCTCAGTGCTCGTATTCGTCTGGCTCTGTGATTGGTGGTTCAGTGGGAAGATGGATACCAAGCACCCGAGCCAAGTCCTGTCTGAACTGAAGGATGATATTGACCGTGTCCAAGGGACGGTCAGCCGAGGCTTGAATGTAGCGCTCGACAACCGCTTCGGCCGCTTCTCTAGTCTCTTCTCTGGTCATTCCATAATCAACTCCCATAACCGACCTAACCTAAACGGAGCGCACAAACCGCACCACAGCCTATTGACTCTTAGCCTTTTTCGTCGGCTCTTGCAAGTTCGATATGACAGGCAGCAAGGATGTTCTCGACCTTATAGCGTTCAGGGCGAGAGTCAATGTACCCGACCATCGCCCCGTCTGTTTTGCGAGTGATGACGGCGTAGAACTTGTCGCCATCCTCTTTGATATTGGCTATCACGTCTGTCACAACCAGCCTACTTGTCGTCAAAGCCTCATTGACTTCTTCGGACGTATAGAAGTAGTTGTCACCCATACGCCGGATCATTTGGCCTTCTCTACGGTTTTCAGCCACTTCTTCAGTTCGTCATCAGAAGTGAACGCCAGCAACGGTATCCTAACATACTGAGCGTCGTCGTTCAACTCATAGTTATAGTTGCCACGGAACTCGATGATGATACCGTTTGCATCCATAGTGATATTGTCGATCCAGACGCCAGCGATCTTCCGT